AAGCAATAAGCAAAGCGCGAGAAGTTCAGGACGCTTCAAATGCGTTTGATATACAACAGGAAATGGATAATATCGGTCAAGAAGGTAATATCGACATTCGCCATTTGGTTAATGATCCTAAAATGTGGGACTCAGAGAATGAGCAATTTACCGAATTGGGACAAAGCGCATATCAAGACGCGTTAAGAAGCAAAGCCATAGATAACCTACGCCGTCCAGATATTCAATCAATTTCAGACTTAGACAGAGCCGACCATCGCGCCCAATATGAGGCCATGAAATCAATTCTTGATGAAAAAGGCATACCGTATACCGATACATCATCCGCGCAAAGCAAATACCTTGAAGTGGGTGGTAAAAAGCTGAGATTTGCAGACCATCCGAATATGGTTAAAGACTCTGCTGTGCGCGGCTCTTTGCCGATTATCAACGTTTCACCGACCGAGCATAAATTCTCTGACGCATTAAGCCATGTGGAGGGAATTGAGCGCAACGGACAGCCAACAGGACAGCAGCCTTGGGATATGGAGAGCGCTAAACCAGTAGATGTATATGGCAACCTCTATAAATCAATAGTGGAAGGTGGAAATAAAGAGAGATTATTAAGAAAAGAAAGCCCCGATTTGTGGACGCCAGACAATGAAGAGCTTGGAGTTGATGAAACTGTTAATGGAATAGCTTATCAAAAAGTAGAGGGTCAGAAATATCCACAATTAAAGCCTGAATATGCTGATGAATATGGAGACCCTAACACGAAAGCGTATGACAACTTAGTAAAAAGCGTTAGGGAACAATTATTGGCGGAGTGGAAAGATGCTAACCATCCGAACTTTTCCGATGTTACTGATTTGCATAGTGCAACCCCCAATGAACAAGGAACGGCGTTTGAACATGGGCTGCAACACCTTGGGGTGAAATATAGGCCGGAATACAGTGCGTCAACACAATCAAATTATTTTTACGTGGACAATCCAATAACGGAAGAAACGTAAAAGATCAGATTTGCGACCCATAACAAACAGGCGTTTGATGCTGACAATGCGCATTTGAATATAAATCCAGAGGGCGGTATGAATAGCCATACATGGGATGATGCGCAGTCATACTTAGAAAGTATTGCAGAACACCAAAACAAACCAGCATTTGACATAGATAGCGCAGTACCCGTCGGGCATGGGTTGCAAGTAAACGGAACAAATGATATAATACACAACGAGTTAAATATATCAGAGGCTAGAAATGACAACCCTATCAGACCTGAACAACCGATTGGCGGCGAAATCAAAACTGATTACGAAGGGCGTCCGATTGGGGCGGAATATGTCGTCGGTCGAAGATATGAAGATACTCCGCAATATCCGCTTACCTACAATGAGGCAATGGATGCAGCAACAAAAATTGGAGCGACTTCTAGCGAAGCGCAAAATTTAGGAAGATCATTAGGAAAGTTTGTTAAATCTAGCGATGCCAACGGTAACACAACCAGAAATATTATCCTTAAAACAGGTTTAGGTGATAAATCTGGAGATGTATATTCTCATGAATTTTCACATCTTCTAGACGATATTGCATTTGGTGGAGTGGACACCGCGGGGGCGAAGAAGGAATTTGCCGATGTCTATTCCGAATTAAATAAACCTTATCGCGGTGGCAAGCCTTTTACCGCAAAAGATGCGGGATACAAAGGTGCCGACATTGAAAAAGAACACATAGCAGAATCAATCCGGTTTTACCTACAAAATCCAGAAGCCATGAAAGAAATGGCTCCAAATGCGGCAAGGAAAATCCGAGACGCTTTTAATTCTAATCCCAATATCAATAAAATAGTGCAGTTTAATAGTGTCGCCGGTGCGGTGGGGCTTGGCGCGATTGGAGGTCAAGAAAATAACCCTGACGACATTCGCATCCTTGAGCGCAACGGACATCCAACAGGACAGCAGCCTTGGGATATGGAGAGCGCAGTACCCGTGAAGCAGTAGACATTATGTAAAATCGTAGTAGAATCGCGCAAGGCAACGTCGAGATGACGTGGCAATCCTTCTGGGAGCTTATTTGAAAAAGAACGTTGAACGTAATTTTCAGACTTCATGCTTATGGCATGAGGTCTTTTTTTGCGCTCAAAAAACGTACCAGCGCGTAACACTGGGCAGCAAGGAACTTACCGGATGGAATGCAACCGGGCCAAGGAGATAGACCATGAATGACCAAGTATCAGCCGTACAAGTAGTAAACGCCGCCGTGGACACTGGAAGAGTTGCGCCAGTCACTAGCACAACTTCGACCGTAAAAAACGAGCCGTCAATGGCAGAGTACGCGGAATTACGCACCGAGGCTGATAAGTCCGGGAAAAGTATCGAGTCCATTATTAAGGATAAAGCTGACGTTATCACAGAAGCAGAAGCCGCCGCAGCCGCGAAAGCCGCAGCCACGGACAAAGCAAATGCTGATGACAAGAAAACTACGGAACCGGCGACCGAAATCGATCCAGTTACCCAGATAGAAGATAACCACGTAGCCAAGAAAGGGGTTGAAAAGCGTTTTGGCGAATTGACCGCTCAGCGAGAAGCCGCCAAAGCAGAAGCCGCCACAGCTAAAGCTCAACTGGAATTACTAAAAGCCGAAGCGGAAGCCGCAAAGAAAGCCGCAGAAGCTATCATTATTCCGGTTGTACCAAAGGCCGAAGATGACCCGGTACCGAATCGTGAACTATTCGATGACCCAGACCAATACAGTGCTGCCCTAGCTGGACACGCCGCGCGCGAAGCGATTCGCCAAGGCAATAAAGCGGCTGAAGCGGCACAAGCGGAACGGGTAGAGAATGCACGCAAGGCACAGGAAGCCGCCCAACAAGCGCACGCTCAAGCGCAGATCAATGATTTGCACAAGAGCTTTAACGAGAAGGTAACGAAAGCCGCCACCGAGTACCCGGACTTTGCGGAAAAAGTCACGAACAATGATAAGTTATCATTGCGCAATGACGTATTTTTCGCAGTCGAGAAAGCAGAACTGGCGCCGCATATTCTTTACCATCTCGCTAGCAACCCCGAAGAAGCTGCAAAGATCAACGCAATGCAACCCTACGATGCGGCTATCCGTATCGGAGAATTGCAAGCGGAAATACGTATTTCACGCAAGCCGCAAGTAACAAAAGCCGCCGAACCTATAAAGCCTATCGCCAATCGCACAAGCCCGGAAGTTAAATCTCTGGACGAAATGAGTATGGACGAATACGCAGCGCACCGCGCCGCCGAAGATAAGGCCAAATGGGAAAAAGAATACGGCAAGCGGCGTAAATAATCCACAATTGAAAGGAAATATATTATGTCAAATGATGTCCTCTTAACACCTTCGATTATCAGCAAAGAATCGCTGACTATCTTGGCGAATAACCTCGTCATGGCAGGCCGCTGCAATCGCCAATTCGAAGACCAAATGGGCGCAAAGATCGGCACTCAGCTTACCATCCGCAAGCCTAACAAGTTCCTGATTACGGAAGGCGCTGGATTGCAGGTTCAAGACGTTATCGAGCCTTCAACCTCTATTACCATCACTAATCAGTCACACGTTGACTTCCAGTTCGGTACAGCCGCCTTGACTCTTGTTGTCGAAGAGTTCCGCGAGCGTTATCTCAAGCCCGCAATGGAAAAACTGGCAAACCGTATCGACCGTGGCGTGATGGCTAACATTCCATCTGTTTACAATGAAGTCGGTACGCCAACCGTAACTCCTAACGCATTCTCGTACATCGCGCTGGTTGCACAGCGTCTTGATGAAGAGGCTGCACCACAGAATGATCGTACTTTAGTGCTTAACCCTAAAGCATATTGGGGCGTGGTTGTGGGAATCTCGACTGTTTACGTTCAGTCAGTTGCCGAGCCTGCATTCAAGGGTTTTGTGCCGAACATCGCCAACCTTGAAATTTACGAAGGTCAGAATATTCCTACCCAATTGACGGGTAACTATTCTGGTTCGCCAACTGTTACCGGTTCCGGTCAAACCGGCTCTACTCTGGTAACGGGCGGATGGACTGTATCTGTAGCTGGACTACTGAACGTTGGCGACGTGTTTACCATCGCTGGTGTCAATGCGGTTAACCCTGAATCTTTGGCTTCGACCGGCAATCTGCGTAACTTCGTTGTGACTTCTACAGCGAACAGCAACAGCGCAGGATCTTCGTCAATCGGTATCTACCCAGCGATCACCACAACCGGCGCATACCAGACTGTTGACTCTTCGCCTATCTCCGGCGCGGCAATCACTGTCATCTCTGGTGCGGCAAACGCGAACTTGGCTAAGAACATTGGCTTCTGCAAAGATGCTTTCGGCCTCGTTACTGTTCCGCTGATTATGCCTGATGGCGTGGACTTCAAGTCTCAGGAAGTTTACAAGGGTATTTCGTTGCGGGTGATACGTGCTTTCGATATTAATAATGATGTACTTCCAACGAGAATTGATGTGCTCTGGGGTTCGGCAACATACTACCCAGAATTGGCGTGCAGGTTGACCAATTAAGCATACAAAAACGCAGATACTGGAAACACATAAAGGATTGAAACATGGAAGAGCCAATCATCAAGAAAGCCGATTTTTACCAAGTATGGGTAGAGGACACAAAGACAGGGGAATTAATCCCTTGTCCGTTCTTTCCCCGTGCGGTTCGGGAAGTGGCCGACCAGTGGGCGGATGAGGTTCGATTGATGATTTCAGCGGGCAAGGAAAAGAGATTTTCTAACCCGCAAGTCCTCTTGCATGTCAATCTTTAAACAACATTTGAAAGGAAATAATCATGCCTAATATCGCATCAAACCCTTCGGCTACTACGGTAGCTTTTACTGCACCGCGTCAACTGTCAGATCAGAACTCGCAAGGTTCCGAACTGGGGGCAAGCGCAACTGACTTGATCAGTTTTTACGGCGCAACTCCTGTTGCCCAACAATCAGCCGGGATGAACGCTGTATTCAATACGGCCTCACTCGATAACGGAACGCTGACAAAGTACCAAGTGACTGCTTCCGTGGCTTCTGTTGCTGCCACTACCACACTGGAAACGACCTCGACTGTAACCGGTCTTTCTGTAGGTGAGGTGATTGCAGTCAATAAACCAGCGGCACAAGCCGGCTTAGGTATTGCAGGTTATCGCGTATCTGCTGCAAACACGATGGGCATTAACTATACCAACATCAGTTCAGGCGCTATCACCCCGACCTCGACAGATGCGTATGACGTGATTAGTGTCAGTCTG